GTCAAGAATTGCGTTTTTGTTTAGTTGGATAGTTGCCGCGCGCGAAATGAGTTCTAGGTTCGCGGTGCAAAATGAATGAGGAAAAGCAAAAGCCCGGGCCGAAGTCGCGCTACACCGGTGCCGAGAGGGGGCAAAATCACCGCGACTACATGCGCGAAAAGCGGCGGCAAGAGACCAAAGAAGGCCAAGACATCGGGCCGATCCCTGAAGTGTCGGACAAGAACTGGGCCCGGCGCCAGACAAATTCGACCGACTTCGAACGCTTCTGCAAAACCTACTGGCCGCATGACCCTTACTTCTGGCTTCCATTCTCGCCCGACCATCGAAAGGTAATCGCGAAGATCGAGGCGGCCGTCATCGAAGACGGCTTATTTGCGCTCGCCATGCCGCGCGGAAACGGCAAAACTCAGCTCTGCCGCGCCGCCGCGATCTGGGCTCACTTGAACGCCTACCGGCGATTCACCTTGCTCGTGTCGGCCGGCTCCAGCCACGCGATCTTGTCGCTCGATGCGATCAAGGCGATGCTGACGGAAAGCGATGCTCTCGCCGAGGATTACCCCGAGGTCTGCTATCCGATCCTGGCCCTCGAGGGAGAAGCCAAGCGCCAGGGCGGCCAACGCTGCATGGGAGAGAGGACGGAGATCCATTGGGGTGGCGATCATCTCACGCTGCCGACGATCCCGGCTCAGAAAACGGTCCGGCCTGAGCAGCTCCACGCCGGCGGTACCAAGATCTACCTCACCGGTATTACGGGCAGCAAGGTCCGCGGCTTCAACGTCCGCGGCGAGCGTCCTGATTTGCTAATCTGCGATGATCCGCAAACCGACGTCAGCGCCAACAGCGTGAGCGGATGCGAGAAACGCGAGTCAATCCTGGCCGGCATGGCGATGGGCCTCGCGGGGCCAGGCAAGAAGATCGCCGGCATCATGCCTTGCACCGTGGTTCGGCAAGGCGACATGGCAGATAACATCTTGGACCATGCGAAACATCCTGAATGGGACTCGCTTCGCACTAAAATGGTCTATGCGTTCCCGAGCCGAATGGATCTTTGGGAGAAGTATCGCGACCTCCGAAACAACTATAACCCTTACGCCGTCGAAAACGATAAGCTGCGTGCCTCACGTGAGGCGACGGAGTTCTACCGGGCCAACCATGCCGCGATGATTGAAGGCGCCGTCATCGCCTGGCCGGAGATGTTCGCCAAGGACGAAATCGACGCCATCCAAAACGCGATGAACCTGTTCTTCCAGGATCGCCGCAAGTTCTTCGCCGAGAAGCAAAACGATCCGATGCCGGCCGATCTCGGCAACGTCACCCAGTTGACGGCGGATCAGATCTGCGGGAAACTCAGCAACATTGCACGCCAGGTCGCACCGATCGAGGCGACGGTGCTAACGGCCTTTATTGACGTGCAGCAAACGGTGCTTTACTGGCTTGTCGCCGCCTGGGACCATGGCTTCTCGGGGTGGATTCTCGACTATGGCACCTGGCCGAAACAGGGCCGGCCGTATTTCACGCTGGCCGACATCACCCACACCCTGGAGAAGGAAACCAAAGTCGCCGGCGTCGAGGGCCAAATCCGTGCCGGCCTCAAGGCCCTGACCGATGCCCTAATGTCAAAGCACTGGATTCGGCAAAGCGGTGGTACGATGCAGGTGAATCAGCTCCTGATCGACTCGGGCAAATGGTCGAAACTGATTTATGAGTTCGTGCGTAATAACCCATTCGGCTCCAACGCGGTGCTGCCGTCGAAGGGGGTTTACGTTGGCCCCACTACCAAGAAGGACGTGGACGAAGGCGCGATCAAGGACGGCGATCGCCAGGGCCTGAAATGGCGCATGCCGGCGGCGAAGGAAGATCGGGGCTGCAAGCTCGTGAGCGTCAACGTGAACTTTTGGAAGACGTTCATCCAGGAGCGCCTCGGCGTCGCGGCCGGCAACGCCGGCTGCCTCACGCTATTCGGCGACGATCCGAAGGCGCACCGAATGTTCGCCGACCATCTGACGGCCGAATACGCGACGGAGGTTCAATCGAAGCAACGCGAGTGCGTGGTATGGGAGGGCAAGCCCGGCAAACCTGACAACCACTGGCTCGACTGCCTGGTCGGCGCCGCCGTCGCCGCCAGCATCCAGGGCGTGTCCCTGGAGGGCTACCGTCCGGCAAAACCGAAAGTGAGAAAGCGCGTGTCTTTCTCCGAGCAACGCCAGAAAGCGAGGAACGGAAAATGAGCATACCGACTGAACTTCCGCGCGGATGGAACGTATACCAGCCGCGGCCAGTCTCGATGCGTGAATTAGTGGAAGAGCATCTTTTTCACGAATACCAAAAAAACCCCGTTTTCCACGCCGCAGTTCAGAGGCATGATCCTGATGCCGATCCGGTTTCGTGCCTTGTTGAGTGCGTCAAAGTGCTGGTGAAACATAACGAGTTGTTGCAAGCGCAACTCATCCAGGCAATGCGCGTGGCCTCTGTGACTAATATCGTGCGGGCTCCTTACAATCCGACCGGCGAAGATCGCTTCACCGCTGAACTCGCTCCGCAGAAAGGCAGCGTGGTGGTGCTTCCTTATAACCATTTCGATGCCATCGCCCAACCTTTCGGTCCCGCCGCAAACGACGGTGCGGACGAACCCACGATTCTCAACAAGCCCACGGAGTGACTTCCCTTGAGCGAATACATTCCAGGCGATGCGGACTCACCCGGGATTCGCTGCCCAAAATGTTGGTGCCCCGATACGACGGTAACCCACACTCGCAAATCCAATCGCGTGACCCGGCGGCGGCGCCTGTGCGGCAACGCGAACTGCATCCACGGGGCGACAGGTGAGCGTACCACTTTCTGGACTGTCGAGCGGTCGTTGGTCGAAGATGGGAAACGGATTGACCAAGAAAGGCGGGCCGATGCCAGTAATGGCACGACTCAGGGAATTTAGGGCAGCTTCGTCGGCGATCTCCTTGCAAACCGACCGTCTGCATGTCTAATATTGAGCAGACAAATGGGCGGCGCGATTTCTCGCGCCTACCTTCGATTGGCTTCACCCGCCGGCCAGCGGGGAATGAGGCTCACACTTCCGACGCCATGTGAGGGGCGGCGCGAGAAATCGCACCGCCCCTTTTATTTTGCGCATGGTGCCATCCCTTGAGCGACATCTTAGACGACGTTGGTGACAACATCACCAAACCGAAGAAGGTGACAACGGGCGCGGGTTCCGTCGAGCAGCATTCGCTCTCGGAGCAAGTCGCGGCCGCCAAAGCCATTCTAGGCAAAGCCGCCGGCGCGAAAAACAAACTGGGCATTCGCTTCCGAAAAGCCATCCCGCCGGCAATGGTTACCGGCAACAACGCGGACACGGATTGCAACGACTAATGTCGAACGTGCTTTCATTTTCGGTTGGCTCCGGCCAGACAACTGCATCTCCGCCGGCGAAGAGCGTGCCCCCACGTTCGAGCCGGCGGAATGCCTCCGCACCACTGCGCGCACGCTACGAATCGGCCATGCACTCGGATGATTCCGTGAAACACTGGCGGTTCGTGGACTCGCTGTCGGCCCGGGCCGCCAACTCCAAGGGCGTCCGCTCGCGCATCGTTCAGCGCGCACGCTACGAAGCCCAGAACAATCCCGTCTGCCACGGCATCATCAACACGCTCGCAAACGACATCGTCGGCAAAGGTCCGACGCTCCAGGCCGGCATGGACAAGGACGACTGGAATCGCTTGCTCGAGCAACGCTGGATGGAGTGGTGCTGCGAAGTCGGCCTCACGCGCAAGCTGCGTACCGCCGTCAAGGCGAAGAAGGTCGATGGCGAATCGTTCATCCTCAAAAAGACCGACAAGGACATGGACTGCCCGGTCAAGCTCTGGCCGCAAAGCATTGAAACCGACCAGGTGACTTCGCTCAACGGCCTGGACGTGAAAGCCGATTTCGCGGTCGATGGCGTCGAATTGAACCAGCTCGGCAATCCGACTCATTACCACGTCCTCAAACGGCACCCCGGCGATGTGTCGGGCGTGCGTACGCGGTTTGCGCCGATGTCTCAGGATCGCATCCCACGCCGTTTCGTTTTGCACTGGTTCCGTTGCGACCGGCCTGGCCAGGTCCGCGGCGTCAGCGAGATCGCTCCCAGCCTGGGCATCATGTCGCAATTGCGGCGGTTCGACAAAGCAACGCTCTCCGCGGCCGAGTGGGCCGCGACGATGTCCGCGCTCTTGTTCACGAACCTGAGTCCCGACGACGACGAAACTTCGGTTGGGACCCCCTGGGAAACGTGGGAAATGGAACCGGGCATGCTGACGGTCCTTCCCGAGCAATATGAGCCCAGGCAGCTCCAGCCCACGCAGCCGATCGACACGCACAAAGAGTACACGACGACGATGATCGGCCAGGTCGCTCGGCCGCTCGACATGCCGTACAACCGCGCGATGTGCAATTCCGCCGGTTACAACTTCAGCTCGGGACGCCTCGATTTCCTGCCGTACTATCGCATGATCGACATCGAGCGTGATGACTGCGAAGACATCAACCTCGAACCGCTTTTTCGCGACTGGTATGACGAAGCGATCATGATCCCGGGCTACTTGCCCGATGCGATGGTCATTCAGTACCCGCGTGCCGATCTGATCCCTTACCACTGGTCATGGCCCGCGATGGACTCGATCGATCCCAAGAAGGACGGCGAGGCCGACGCGCTCAATCTGGCCAACGGCACCGCTTCGATTCCCGAATTGTGTGCGCACCAAAACAAGGATTGGCGAACGATGCTGCGCGAGAAGGCGCAGGTCAAGGTCGAAGAGATCCGCCTGGCCAAGGAGCTGGGCCTTGATCACGACTGGAACAGCCCCGCCAAATCCGCCGGCGCCGGCCGAGCCAACGACAACCCCGCTCCTGAGCCAGGTTCCACCGAAGAAGAACAACAAAAAGAAGAGGCGGCCGCGGCATGAACACTCAACCAAACAAAGGTGAAAGAAACACCTGCGTACTTTGCGGCGGCTCAATCATCTTCGTCCGTGGAGGCTACTGGGCTCACTTGGACGTCCAGATGAAGCATCCCGCCCGGCCGTCAAGTTTGCCCGCCGTTGTAACGCTCAAGGCCGGCCCGCGTGAGGATGGCGAAGAAGTCTCGCTTCTCGGCGCGTTCGTCGCCGGCGGCGACTCGGCATGCCTCACGATCCTCGCCGAAGAGGAAGATGGCAAAACCAAAATCCCGACGTTTGAGATGACGGCCTACAGCGGCGGCCCGATGCAACCCAGCGGCTGGTATCAGGATGATCCGATCATTCTCGACCTGGCCGGCATGCAAATCGGCGCCGGCTCCATCCCGATCGACGCGGATCATTATCGCGATATCGGCCATACGACCAAGATCGAAAAGAGCGCGACGGTTCTGACCGCCAGCGGCATCCTCAGCGGCTACTCGCCGGACGAAGAAGACGACGAAGCCATTGCCGCCCGGCGCATCGTGCGCATGGGGCGAAACGGCTTCCCTTTCCAGGCGTCCGTCCAGGCGAACGCCGTCCGCAAACAGATCGTTTATGTCGCCGCCGGCGAGACGGTCAACGTCAACGGCCGAGTGTTCTCCGGCCCCGTCTACGTGGCGCGGGCCTCCATCCTCAAAAAGATCGCGATCCTCTCGCTGGGAGCGGACGCGGAAACCCAAACCACCATCGCGGCAAACCCAAGGGGCAGTACCATGGATCCCGAATTTGTTGATTTCCTCAAAGCCAATGGCCTCCCCGAGGCGCCGACCGCTCTGCAGCTGCCATCGCTGCGAGCGGCGTGGAAGGCCTCCAAGACGCCGGCGCCGGCGCCGACGTCAATCCAACTTGACACGCTGCTCGCCGATCAACGTCGCATTCAGGCCGAAGAATCGCGCCGCATCGCCGGCATTCGCGCCGCGTTCGCCAAGTATCCCAAGCTGACGGCGGTGCCGCATCCTACCGAGCCGATGCGCAACGGCACGCCGTTCACGATGGAGGCCAGCGAATTCCAGGCATATGCGATCGAAACCGGCCTTACCGCGGATGCTGTCCGCTTGATCGCCAGCGAAGCCGAGCTGACGCGCATGCGCACGGAGCGTCCTGTCGGCCTGCATGGGGCCGTGCATTCCCACGAAGCCGATTGCAGTCTCGAAGCCTTGACCGCCGCCTTGATGCTTCGCTCGGGCGCGCGGCTTGACCATCCGGCCTACCAGACCCCGGCGGCCGTGGCGATGAAGGTGCCCGAGTTCTTGCGAGCCGGCATCAACGATGCCAACAAGAATCGGATCTTCGAACATGCCCATCACTATTCCGAAATGTCGGCCATGGACCTGGCCCGCGAGTCGCTGCGGCTGTCGGGTATCGATGCGCCGCGCGGACGCGAGGACATGCTGCGCGCCGCCTTCTCCGGCGGCTCGCTCGACAAGATCTTCACCGATTCGATCAACGCCCATTTACTCAGCGTGTACGAGGAAGCCCCCGACTCCACCGAGGGATGGACGCAGGAAACCGAAGTCAACGACTTCAAGGTCAATACCGACGTCCGCCTGACCAAAGGCAAGCCGCTTTCCAAATTGCCGCGCGGAGGCGAGGCCGATCACCATGACCGCGGCGATGAAGCCGAGACGTATCAGATTGCTCGCTACGCCGGCCAAATCGTCGTCGATGACCAGGACTTTATCGACGACCAACTTGGCGCGCTCGACGATCTTCCCGACGAAATGGGGAAGGCGGCAGCTCGCCTGCGTCCGGACCTGGTCTATGCGATCCTGCTCGCCAATCCGGACTTGTTGACGACGGCCCGCGCGCTGTTCAACTCCACCGATGACAACGTCGATACCGGTAGCGCCCTGGCGTTGCCTACCCTCGGCGTCGGCATCGCGAACATGATGATCAAGCAGGAAAACGGCGTCAACCTTAACCTGGTACCGACGCATCTGATCGTGCCGACGTCGCTCCGTTTGGCCGCGAAAGAAATGATTGGCAGCCAGCAAATCCTAATCTCTCGCGCCGGCACCACGGATACGACCGTGGTCCGCGGGGCCGACAACGTCGTCTGGGACGAAGGATTGACCCTCGTTGCCGACGCCCGCCTTGAGAACGGCGTAACCGATCCCTCGAACGGGGTCGTCCGCTCGGGCAGTGCCTCGACGTGGTACCTGGCGTGCGCGATCGCGCGGACGATCATCGTTGCGTATCTGCGCGGGACCGGCCGAGCTCCCCAGGTTCGCAGCTTCGTCTTGGAAAAGGGCAAGTGGGGCATGGGCTGGGACATCAAGATGGACATCGGCGCAAAAGCGCGTGACTTCCGCGGCTTGTATCGCGCCACGGCGTAATGCCGCACAGGCCAAGCATCGCCCTGTTTGGAACCATTGAAACCTTTGAATTCAGGACCTTGCTATGCAATACCGCTTCCTCAAACCCACGTCCCTGGAGCGCCGAGAGTGCCGTCCCGGCGCCATAGTGGACGAAGCCGAGCTGGCAGGCTTCAACGTGCAATTCATGCTTCGCAACCGGCAAATCGAACCGGTCGAAGCCGAGCTGCTCGGCGAGGGCGAGGATCTTGCCGAGCGCAAGTTTGAAGTCACCGGCGGCGACAAGGGCCAGGGCAAGCCTGAAAGCTTCAAACCGGCCTCCAAGCCCAAGGCCGGCAAGTCAAAGGCTTCCAAAGCCAAGGCGGGCAAGGCCAAGGAACCGGAGCCCGAGCCGAACCCCGAACCAAACATCGAGCCATTCGAACCGGCAATCGAAACCAGCTCGGCCGACAACGCCGAGAACGCCGAGCCTTGGGACAACGCCGACGCCGGCGAGCCCAACCCCGAATAACCGCTTCGCGATCGTCCGCGAGGTTAAACCCGATACACCCTGTTTTTTTGGAGTTCCACCATGGCCGGCGCAGCAACCCCTGTCCGAGAGTACCACGACATTCGCAAGACTGCCGTGGCGGCGATCATCGCGAATGAGATCCACCAGCTCGCCGATGGCACGGCGGGATACAAGAAGGGCCTCAACGCCGCGGCCAGCGGCGATGCGGTCGCGTTCGAGACGCGCGGCCAGGTCAACGTACCCAAGACGGCAAGCGTCGTCTTTGTGGATGGCCAAGAAGTGTTCTGGGACCGCAGCGCTGGCACCGCCACCTACGCGCCGGGCAGCGATCGCGATTTCTTCATCGGGTGCGCCGTCGGCGACGCGGCATCCGCCGACACGTCCATGACGATCAACCTGAACGTGCGGCCGCGATACTTCATCGACCTGAACGATGGCGACTTCGATAGCACCATCGTCAAAACGGTTGTGGGCTCGACCACGGTCGAAGTGCCGCACATCAAGCGATTCGGCGGCACGCACGCGATGATCTTCGGCGCCACGGCCGAGGCGCAAAAGCTCGACTTGCTCAGCAAGCTCGGCTTTGCCTTGTCGAGCAACTGGATCGTGGACGGCACCTTCAATGTCGTTGACGACGGCGACGCGACGGCGATTGACTTCAGCATCGGCGTGGCTAACGGCACGCACGCCAGCGATGCGGACTCCATCACCGAAAGCGTTTTCCTGCACCTGGACGGCAACACGCTTGACTTGTTCGCCGAGTCCGACGACGGCACCACGGAAGTCGCAGCGACCGATACCACGGTCAATATTGTCCTCGGTACGCCGGTGCATTTCCTCATCGACGGACGCAATCCGGCCGACGTGCAAATCTACGTCAACGGCGTGCTGATGCTCGGTTCGACCGTGTTCGACGTCAGCGCCGCAACCGGCCCGCTGAAGCTGCTCGCGCATCTTGAGAAGTCGGCCGACGACACGATCGCGGATTACCGCATCAGCAAACTCCGCGTCCGCACCGCCGAACAGTAACCGCGTGCATTCGCCCTGCACGATCGCCCTTGCGACCCCAAACCACCGAGTGACCAACCATGAGTCAGAAACCAATTGACCGCCTGAAGGAAGCCATCCAGGGCAAGGAGGCGATCAACAAGACGAAGGGCCTCGTGCAGACGGTTTCCGTTGCCGAGGTCTCCCCCATGGACGTGCTGGCGGTCTGCGAGCTGGTGCGCACTCCGACGAAAAAGGTGCTCGACCTGCTCGCCGGCAACGCTGACGCGACGGAAGAATCGCCCAGCGTCTATCTTCACGTTGGCGACGTGCAGCACTTGATCGAGCAAGCCGAAAAGGCCGAGTAACCCGATGGCCAACATGCTGCGCGACGGCTTTGACTTCCTGGCGGATCAACTGGCGGCGCACGCCGGCGATTCCGCCACCCTCACGCGCGGTGCGGATACGACCACGATCACCGTCGTTTCGCAAGGCGACGGCGGCGATCAGCAGTACATGAGCCAGCTCGCCGACACGCCCGAGGAAACGATCTACGTGCAGCGGCCTCCGGAGGAGGGCTATTGCGGCTTCCTGGTGAAGGTCGGCGCGTACAAGAACGGCGGAGTCGCGACGCTGCCCGAGCGCGGCGACGTCATCACCGTGGACGGCGAGGAATTCCCGCTCACGTCTCCTGATGGCACGCTGCCGTGGAAGTATCACCCGAATCCGCAGTTCAAGACTTGGTTTTGGCTCCACACGAAACGGAAGGCGACCTAAATGGCCGCGACGACGATATCGACGACGACGATCGACGTGGCGACGGCCGTCGCCGCCGAAATCAACGCGCCGGTCAGCGGCACCGAGTGGCTCGATTCGGGATTCGTGTGCCAGCGAAAATGGCTGCCGTCCTACACGCCGGCCGAGCTCGCAGCGAACATCCGGATTACCGTGGTGCCGATCTCCGAGAAGGCGAAACGCATCGCGCGGAAGTTGACGGAGCGAGACCACCTGGTCGAACTCTGGATGCAGAAAACCGTCAGCGCGATTCCCGCCACGCGTGAAACGGCGGTGACAGACTTGGCAGCGTTCGCGTTTCAGGTCAAGGATTACTTCCTCGCCGCGCACCGCGTGCTATCGACGCTGGCCAACGTCCATGTGACGGAATCCGAAGTCGACGCGTGTTATAGCCCGAAGGACCTTGCCGAGAACAATCTCTGGGTCGGCGTGATTCGGTTGATGCTTCAAGAGCGAACGAACCAATGATCGGCTTCAAGCTCCAAGCGATTGGCAAGGACAACTTCTTCGACTCCGCCGCGGTGATGAAGGCCCTCTCCGAAGCCGATCGCCGCGTGCTATCGAAGTTCGGCGCGTTTGTAAGGCAGAGAGCCAAAAGCTTGATCCGACCTGCCGTCGTGGAGAATCGCAAGGCTGTTCGTGCCGCAAAGAAATCGGGCCAGAAGATCCGCAAGCTGTTCGCGGCATCGAAGCCCGGTGAGCCGCCGCGATCGCGACAGGGAGATCTGAAGAAATTCATCTTGTTCGGTTACGACGTTGCCGAGCGAAATGTGGTGATCGGACCGACGCTTGTCGGAGGCCGCGCATCCGCGACGCCGGCGAGGCTCGAAGGCGGCGGCGAGTTCCGGCACAAGCGGACAGGGAAGATGATTCGCGTGAAGAAGCGCCCGTTCATGAAGCCAGCGTTCGATACGGAACTCCAGAAAATGCCTGCCCTCTGGGCGGACTCGATGAAGCGAGGTTAAACCATGGCCGCTCCTACCGCCGTCACTGTCGTCAACAAGCCGGGCAAAGACGCCTACATGTACACGAACAGCGCGTCCAACGGAACTCCAACCTGGACCGTGCAGGACAACATCAAGGACTGCACGCTGGGCGATGCCACCGAACTCTACAAATCCTCGCTGCGTTCGAAGCGACCGTTCAACGTCTACGTGCCCACCATGCGCGACCTGAACCCCAAGTTCAAGATTGCATGGATGCCCGCGGATGAACTCTGCGTCGCCTTGCTCGCCGCGGTGACCAACGGGACCGCCATTGACGCGATTTTCCTCGACGGTCCCATCGCTACCTCGGGAAGCAAAGGCCCGCGTGCGGACTGGGTTGTCGAGGGCTTTCCGCGCACCGAGAACCTCGCCGAAGGAATGGAGATCGAGATCAGTCTCAAGCCCGGTCTCACGGCGAATGTGCCAGCGCTTTACACCAGCGCCGGCTCTTGATCCTGATTCTGATTCAAACTGAATTCACGCGAGGTCACCGATGGCAACTCCTACCGCTGTCCCTGTCGTCAACAAGCCCGGCAAAGACGCCTACGCCTACACGAACTCCGGGACGTACGGCAGTCCGACGTGGACCGCACAGGACAACATCAAAGACTGCGCGCTGGGCGATGCCACCGAATTGTACAAGGCCTCGCTGCGTTCGAAGCGACCGTTCAACGTCTACGTGCCCACCATGCGCGACCTGAACCCCAAGTTCAAGATTGCATGGATGCCCGCGGATGAACTCTGCGTGGCACTGCTCGCCGCGGTTACCAACGGGACGGCGATCGACATGATTTTTCTCGATGGCCCGATTGCGACCAACGGCAGCCAGGGCCCGCGTGCGGATTGGGTCGTCGAAGGCTTCCCTCGCACCGAGAACCTCGCCGAAGGCATGGAGATCGAGATCTCCCTGAAGCCCGGCCTCACCGCGAATGTGCCGACGCTATTCACGGTTTCTGTGTAACGCCACCAACCGCCTGCGCGACAACAAGGAGCGTCATGAGCCTCAGCTTCAAAGATTCGGCCGGCCACGAATGGAACCTGAAAATCCATCTCGGCATCGTCAACCGCCTGCGCGCGGAAAAAGTGATTGACTTGCTGAAGGTCACCGAAAACAAGATGGCCCGGTTCAAGCAATTGATGTCCGATCCGGCCGACCTGGTTGGGGTCGTCTGGGAGATCCTCAAGCCCCAGGCGGAGGCAAGCGGCATCACGTTTGACGCATTCTGTGCCGCGCTCGACGGAGACGCGATCGACGCGATGATGGAGACGTTCTCACGGTCCCTTGCGGATTTTATCCCCGCCCTTCGGAGTCTCATCCTGAAGGGCATGGAGAAGGGCAAGGAAACGAAGCGGCTGGCGACGCAGCGAGCGATCGAGGCAGTGGACAAGATCGATCCGGCCAAGCTTGTGGAAGCGGACCTGAAGCAAGCGGAGGCCGAGATTGCCGCGATGCTGGCTGGGCCTGGCACCGAATCGCCTGGCAGTGCTGCGCAGGGCTAGGCTACGACCCGCTGAGCCATGACATCCCGTTCACTCTGCGCGAAGTGGCGGAAGACTATCGCGAGCAACTGCGTCGCGACTGGCAGCCAACGGCTTGGCTGCTCGCCATGATCCACAATGTCAACTGTACCGAGTCGCGAGACCGCAAGATGCCCGACGATTACGACGTGTACGCCCCCAAGAAGAAGGCCGGCTTCCGCGTGCCGTTCAAGCAACAAGTCGCCGCAATCGCGCGGCAATTCCGCTCTGCCGATGGTGAGGTGTAATTATGGCAAGTTCGTCCGATGTCAAAGCGGGCGGCGCCTACGTCGAAATGTACGCTCGCGGGCACCAGGCCGTGCAGAAAGTGCTCGATACCGTCCGCGCGAAAATGGTTTCCATGGCAAGAACCGTCGCCATCATCGGCGCGGCGACCGCCGGCCTGGGCGCGATGATAACCGCTCCGTTTTACAAAGGCCTCGACATCTACGCCGAGACCGCGGCGGAAATCTCCGGCGTCGCCCGCCAAACCGACTTCACGCGCGAGCAGGTTTCCGGATTGATGTACGCGATGGGCGACGCCGCCGCATCCCTTCCCGCCGCGACCAATGACATCGCACGTTTCATCGAAGCCGCACACACCTCGCCGGAGGCAATGCAAACGCTCGCCGAACTGGGGCTCAGCCTGGACGAATTAGCCAGCGCCAGCCGCTACGAACAGTTAATGATGATCGCTGACGCCCTGTCGCGCATCACCAACGACACCCGCCGGGCCCAGCTTCAGGCGCGACTCGGCGGGGGCGTTGCCGCGCTCGGGCCCAGACTCCGCGAGGGGCGGGCCGGCATTGACGCGAGAATCGACCGCGGCCGAGTCCTTGGGGCCGTACGATCCGAGGATGAGTTGAAAGAGCTGGAGGAATACAACAAGGCCAAAAAAGAAATGAACGTGGCATGGACAGGCCTCTTTCAGTCGATTGGGGCTGCTGCCGCGCCGGTGATGATGAAGATTTACCAGTTCATCACGGGCGTTATCGTCGCCGTCCGCGAGCTGATCGATGCCAACAAACCGCTTTTGTCGATGCTGTTTCGCTTCGGCGCCATCTTGCTTGTAGCGGGCCCGACGATCGTCGCCATCGCCGGCGGCCTCTTCACCATGGCCGCTGGCCTGGGCCTTATCGGCGTCGCGATGCCATTCGTTATCATCGGCCTCAAGATTGCCGCGATCGCCATTGTCGCCATCATCGGCCTTGGCTTGCAGGCCTACATCGCGTTCAAGATCGTGGAGGGAGTGCTCAGGCTATTCGGAACCACGATCGACGAAGTGTTTAGCTCGATGTCGGGGTACTTCTCCAACATGATCGGCGCCGCCCAGCGACTCGGCGCGACGCTTTCGACCATGTTCGGGGGCGTCGTGGACGCCATCATGGGAGGCGATATCGAGCTGGCGTTCCGAATCGTGTCGCTCGGGGTCCAGTTGATTTGGGCGCGTACTGTCAACTTCCTTCGAGACGGTTGGTTTAGCGCAGTGCTTATTATGGGAGGCGTCTGGGACACGTTCGCGACCGCCATCAAAACCGCTTTCAACAGCGTCTCGGCAACGGTCATTGAGATCTTCCACACGATCGCCGCTACCGCCTCCTCGATCTTCGCAAGGATCGTGACCGAAATCGCCGTTCTATTCGACAACCTGATCGACAAGCTTCCGAGCAGCATTCGCGAGCAACTTGGCCTTACCGTGCTAGGCGAAGGGAGCATTCGCACCGCCGCCCTGGAGGAAGAAGGCCGCCGCGAATCCCAGCAAACGGCCGATTGGTTCGACCGCCAGGCCGCGACCGTCAACCGGCAAATGGAGATCGACGCCCAACCGGCCATGAATGAGGAATCGCGACGCAACGCCTACAACGACGAACGCGAACGAGCCAACACCGAGGAAAGAGGCCTCTCCGATCAGCTCGACGAAGGCGCCCTTGATGCATGGATCGCCGCAGAGCAACGCCGCATTCAAGGCTGGATGCCCGGCGGAGGTGATCCATTCGAACTTGAGCGAGGCATCAGCGTGCAGGGCACCTTCAACGCCGCGGCCGTCGCCGGGTTCGCCGGCGGAGGCGTCAGCAACGCCGAACGCATCGCTGAATCGTCGCGAGCGGAATTGACCAGGGTCCGTGAACTTTTGGCACGCATCGCCGAACGCGACGGCGCCGCAATGGGGTAACGATGACAGCACCAACGCAAGTTCCTGTCGGCGGTACCGAAGTCACCTGGTCTGAGCAGATCAACACAGGCGCCGGCGAAGTCGTTTTCAATTCCGCGCGATCGGAACGCCGCTGGCTCGTGTCGAACTGCTACGATCCTAACGACCTGATCGCGAGCGCGGGCGACAACATTCCGCTGACGAACACACAGGGCGACGTCACGCACATTTTCCGGAGCTACAAGTACGACCCCACGCAGCCGACCGATGGAGGCCTCTGGCAAGTCGTCGCCGCCTACCAGTTCTCGCCGGAATACTACGAGCTTTCGTTCGACACGAGCGGCGCGACGACGAAGTTGTTCACCGCGCTCGACGAGGGCACCTACTACAACTGCATCACGCCCGGCGCCACGGTGCCGAGCTTCAATCGGCTCGTCGGAGTCGGCGAGAGCAGCGTTGACGGCGTGGACGTGCCGCTGCCCAAGTTTGACTTCACCGTTTTGATCCGCAATCGCTTCACTGGAATCCCCAGCAGCTACATCGAGTCGATCGGCGACTTGTCCGGGCGCACCAATGATCGACCGTTGGCTCTTAACTGGAAAGGGCAGATATTCCTCTTTGACACGGAGGAACTGCTCTTCCTTGGCATGGCGGGCAAGATGACGAGCGACGAGGGCTTCGAACTCACGCTCAAATTCTCAAAGAGCAAAAGCCGCGCGGGCGGCACGGTCACCACGGCAGCCTTCACGCAGCCGGCCGTCGATGGCGACGTTACGGTTACCGTCGAGTCCGTGGACGAAATCGAAGAGGGAGACTTCCTCTTCATCGTTGGGGGCGGAGAATACGAAGTCCTTTCGATCATCGGCACGAGCATGTCTCTGAAGAATCTTGGCGGCGACGCCAATGCTGATCCGGCCGCCGAAGTGCCAACCCATGCGGCCGTATCCACCGACGTGAACGATCACGAGCCGCTGGTGATCGGAAACTCCGGCGCGATCGCCAAGCCCGGCTGGCGATATCTCTGGACGAACTCCAATCGGCAAGCCACGGCTGGCGGCCGCTTCATCATTCGCCCACGCGTCGCCGTCGTCAACAAAGTCATCCGTACCGCGGATCTGTCACCGATCGGGATCTTCTCCTAATGTCGGACGCGCTCAAAAAACTGACGCCAGGCGAGAAGCTTGGGACGGGCGAAGGCCCGTTCAACGCCGCGTTCCACAATGGCGCGGTCGATGCGATCATCGACCATCAGCGTCGCGCCGCTCCGCTCGGATCGCGCGCGGGAATGCAGTCCGATCGCGATGAATCCGTCTTCGTCGCAAACTACGCCGGCACGGCGCTCGCTCAATACGGCATCGTCGGCATTGGCGCGGTGCTCGGCCACCCCAACGCCGAAGACGGCGAGGACACCTGGCCCGAGCAGACGCTGCACAAAACCGCCGCCCCGGCCGCTGCGAGCCCGTTCGGCATTCTCCTTGAGCCGATGGCCAACGACACTTCGAACATCGCTCCGATCATCGTCAGCGGACCGGCGAAGTGCAAGATATTGCTGACGAATACCGCTCATACATTCGCCGCGCCGGGCGCGGCCAACTACACGCATCTCGTTTCGCAGTCCACCCAGGGGCCCGCGAAAATCACCTGGCGGCAAGGCTCGGTTGGCACGCAGCTCAATGGCGCGATCGACGACACGCAGCTAACCGGCGACGTTGATTCGGGCGACGATTTCCCCGAGGCGCCTTTCGTCGTCACGATTGGCACGGAGGATCTTACCGTGACGGCCGTCAGCGACGACGGCCTGACGTGGACATGGACTCGCGGCGCGAATTCGACCACGCCGGCCTCGCACGCGGACAACGCGGCGGTTGCGTTCAAATCGGGCACCGTATGGGCGAGCGTGCTGCTACTCGGCACCGCGCCCGTGGCCGCGACAATCACCGTAGACGACGCTGACGCCAGCGACATCACGTATGACAGCGGCACAGGCGTGATGAACGTGCCGAACGCGGGTGTCAATCAGCGAGGCGCAGTGAACACAACGACGCAGACGATCATGGGCGTCAAGACGTTAGTCGAGACCGATGGGGCGACATTCAACACGGCGTCAGTCAAACTAGGCAACGAGGCGACGAATTACGGCGGCACGGGATACGGCACGCTGATGTTTTCGACGGCTGGAGAAGGGACGATATCGCTCGGCGGCGGCGGCCTCGAGGGAATCTTCACGATGGCGGCTGTCGTGACGGACGACAACGGCGGGTCCGCTTACACTCCAAGCGTTGCGTTTCTAAACTTGCTTCCCCGCCAGAGCGTGTCAGGGGGACTAGCTAGTACGCGGACGCTCGCCTTGCTGACGGGGCGATATTCGACGACGACCGACTTTGACACGGTGGAATCTCAACCGTGCTATGCCGTTACCAGCGCCGTCGGGAATCGGCATATCGGTCAATGGGACACAATCGCCGGGTTGTCGTTCAGCGGCGGGCTGTTGACCGGTGGGACATTATCGCTTTCGGGCGTCAGCATCACAGGGGTGACGGGAACGCTAGACGGTGGCACCTGGTAGGAGTTTTTCAACATGACGACGATTCAATTCAATCGCGGCGCCGAGGCGGGATTGCCGACGCTGGCGAGCGGCGAGCCGGGATGGACAACCGACACGCACAAGCTGTTCATCGGCGACGGCGCGACGAACCACGAGATCGGCGGAAGCGGCGGTGGTGATTTGCTCGCGGCGAATAACCTGAGTGACCTCGACGACATTCCTACGGCTCTGTCCAATTTAGGGTTGGGCAGCGCCGCACTCGCCGACACGGGTGATTTCGACGCGGCGGGGGACGCTGCAGCAGCGGCAACGGCAGCATATGCGGCGGCGGTCGCTGCTTCGCAACCGTTAGACGCCGAACTCTCCGCAATCGCCGGGTTGACCAGCGCGGCGGATCGCGTGCCCTACTTCACGGGCAGCGGCACGGCGTCCCTGGCGGTGCTGTCCGGGGCGGGCCGGGCGTTGATCGACGATGCGAACGCATCAGCGCAGCGCACGACCCTTGGCGCGACGACCGTAGGGGATGCGTTTTTCACAGCAACAAACCCCTCGGCGATCACGTTCCCCCGCGTCAATGCCGACAACTCGGTGTCGCTGCTTAGCGCGTCGTCATTTCGCACGGCAATCGGGGCGACGGGAACGGGCGACGCCTTAACATCGGGGCATCTGGGACAGTTCGCCGCGACGACCAGCGCGCAGCTTCGCGGCGTCATCAGCGACGAAACGGGTACGGGTGCGCTGGTGTTCGCCGACACGCCTACACTGGTCTCCCCGGTGTTGGGCAACGCAACGGCGACCTCGATCAACGGCGTCATTCTCACGGGCAGTGGTAGTTTGGTGGCGATGGCGGCGGGCAAAGACTTGCACGTCAGCAACACGTTGACGTTCGCCGGTACAGACGGATCGACGCTCAATATCGGCGGCGGCGGGACGCTCGGCACGGCGGCGTACACGGCGGCGTCGGCATATCAAGCGGCGGGGTCGTACCAAACTGCTGACGCAACCTTGACAGCGTTCGCAGCCCTGACCATCGCGGCGAACTCATTGACCATCGGCACGGGTACGGATGCGTTTTCGCAGACGACTTTCGCCGCAAACACGTTTCCCGCGAGGGCGTCGACCGGAAACCTCGTCGCGAAGACGATCACCGATTTCGGCTTGTCGCTTGTGGACGACGCAGACGCTGCGGCGGGTCGGACGACACTCGGACTCGGCACGGCGGCAACGCTCGACGTGGGCACGACGGCAAGCAAAGTGGTGCAGTTGGATGGATCGGCGAAGCTCCCGGCGGTCGATGGGTCAGCGTTGACGAATATCACCGCCGCACCGTCAGGGCATTACCTCCAATTCACCTCCAACGTCAGCATTTCGCCAACGTCAACGACGTGGGCGAGCATTCACGGTATCGCCACGCTTTCCACAGGCGACTCATCGGGAATTTCGCGTAGTGGTTCCACGCTGACGTTTACGCGCACTGGCGTGTACATGATTACGTTGACGGTCGCAACCTACAACACGAATTGCTACATGGGTCTGCGCTTAAGGCGAACGAACAACACGGCGGCAACGCTGGTTAGCAGCGTCGGCTATGCGACGGGAACGAGCCAAACGAGTCCCGCAACGATGGTGGGCATTTTCAATGTGACATCCACGTCGGATACGATCATTGTGCAATACGCGATCAACGGAACGGGTTCGACGTTTAACTCAGTGACCATCGACAGCGAAAACGTAAACACGTTGAACTGCTCCATTGTCCAAGTCGCTTAACTAAGGGGGTAGTAAATGATGGACCTGCCCGAATCGCCCACATGGTCAAAGTCGTGCATCTCGACGCGACCCACGCGTGCGTGCTCGATAACAACTATCCCGGCGTGGCGTAGGAGGGCGTCTCCGTGAAAAACATCCCAACCGCGACGCGGAAAAAAGGAGATCGCTGCCGGCTTCAGCAGGTGTCGATGGGCGCGGACTATTCGGCCGACGAAATCGAGTTCTTGAAGGCCGTGGACGAATACAAGCGCAGCACTGGTCGAGCATTCCCGGCGTGGACCGAGATCCTCGCCGTTTTGAGGTCCCTTGGTTATCGAAAGGTCGTTCCCAAATGAAGAATCCAATCGCGACAATCGCAATCCTGATCGGCTGCCTGGTCTCGCTCGCCTATTTGCGAGCCGAGCGGAGCCCCCAGCCTCCTTCGTGTTGCGCGAAGGCCTGCGAGTGCGGATGCGAACAGGGAGAGCCGTGCATCTGCAAGAATACCGCCGTGCAAGAGATTCGAGCCGCCAGCGTCGGAGGCAAGATCGCGCCCGATGGCAAGGAAATTCAAATCGATCTGCCAGGCTCGCAGCATCTAAGGAACAAAGGCGGCAACGATCGCACTCGCGACAATCCTCAAGGCAAGCCCGGCAAAGGTCTGGGCTTATGCGTGTTCACATCGATCGAGCATGCGGCGCGATGGCAGCACATCCCATCGCTGATCGACTTCCGCGACTGGATGACGACGAAGCCCGGCGGCGGATGGCCGGCGAAAGTCGATGCGATGATTGCGCAGAAGTGTAAAGAGCTGAACGTGACGCCGCCCGAGTACATTCAACTCGAAGGCGGGCGGGAACTGCTCGATATCCTGCGCGCCGCCCTGGCGAGCAATCGAATCGTGCAGGTGACGTACAGCTTTTCGCCAACGGGGCGCTACGGCGGCGGGAGGATCTCGCACATGGTCAACCTGGTTCACCTGGATGCGAATTACGCTGGCATCCTCGACAACAACTACATCGAGCCTCGCGAGGCCGCATACGAGTGGCTGACGGTTGACGAATTTGTACGCACATTCACCGGTGGCAAAGCGGGATGGGCTATAGTTTTCTTGAACCCGGGGCCGCCCCCGCTGCCGTTTAACTGAGGATGGTCCCGATGAACCCGGAACTCCCGCGACTGCCAATGCCAAACTTGATTCCGGCCGAACTGGTCGAAGCGTCGAGGGCCCTGAAGAAGGCGGCTGACGCCATCGCGGTCACCGCGGACAAGTGGGCACAAGTCGCCGACGCGATCATGGCCTGGGATAACCTTGCTGCCTTTGCGATTGGCGTTGTCGCGGGAGCCTTCTTGATTCATTTGTTCCGCAAAATTTGAAGGAGTCATCGATGAGAAAGTTACTTGTTTTCACGTTCGCCTCGCTCTTGATCCTCGCGATGGGCTTTTCGCTCGCCGCCAGCCCTCGCCGTGGCGCCTCAATTGGCGGGTGCGGTCCAGGCGGTTGCCCGGTACCGCCGGCGATCGACAAGTCCGTGCAGGCGCAAATCAAGTACGAGTGGAAGGGCGACGAGAATGAAAAAGCCCTCTTTCGAAATGGCGTGCAGATCGGCGCCTGGAGCTACCTCGAAGGTTACTGGCGAGATTACGACGCTGGCCGCGATGCGTGGGGGCCCGTCCAACGCAATCCGCCCGTCGAGCCGCCGGCGATCACTCGGGGCATTGCGAAAGTGACCCAACTCATGCCGTGGGCCGACGAAGGCGTCAATGTGGACGCCGCTGACAGCCTGATTGACGTAGACCCGAACAACCACGGCGTGGATTGGGACAAGATCAATCCTCACCAGGCCACGTTCAACGGCCGCAAGATCGGTTGCGACCGGGCCATCGAACTGATCGGCAAGCAGGTTCCCGACGACTCGAAGCGGCTACGCTTGACCGTCATCGGAACAGACGCGCAGCGGCAAGAAGTGCTGACGCAGTTCGCCGCCATCGAACCGGAGATCCGCGATCGCTGTAATACGTGGGCCGTCGCCGCCGATCATTGGAGCTTGCGCGATGGCGGCGCCGGCCAGGTCGTATTCAAGACGCAAGGTACCCCGGTGATCTATCTCCAGGATCCGGCTGGCAAGGTGCTACACCGCCAAGACGATTCAAAAGATTTTCCGCAGGCCTTGCGCAAAGCAATCAAAGGCTACGATCAAGCGAAGGATCCGGATCTGCGCAAGAAAGAACCGCCCCGGCCCGGCGAACCGACTGCGCCGATCCATCCAGCTATTCCAGCGTTTGCCGTGCTGGGAGGGTTGGCTCTCTACTTCATGCGCAGGTGAGAGAACGTCCGTTAGTTTGCAAAAGTGACCGTCTATTTGAAAAGGAAGTACTCGAACATGGAAATTCTCAACCAAGCCATGCCCACATGGCTCGTCATTGTTGTTGGCCTCGCCAGCTACGGCTTGCGCTGGCTGCAAACGCGTCAGTCGACGCCGGCGGTACCGACTGTGCCGGCCATTCCCGGTATGCCCGACGTCGCCATGCCGCCCGGCGAAAAGCTGACGATCGGTAACGGTCTGTTGGTCAAGCTGTTTCTCGACGCGTTCAAGGCCGGCCTTAGCGCATCGCCAATTCTGCCGGCGGCACCGTCGCCGCCGCCGGTACCGGCCGACGACGTGGAAGCGATTCTGCAAAAGTTGCGCGAATTGCTGAAGTCGCCTGGGACGCCCGCTGTTTAAGTTGGATCCGGCAACGCCTTTCAAGACGTTGCCGGACCGTCCTCACCCTTCTATCCGCCCGTTCCTTCGTTCGACTTCCGTTTCTTTCGTCGCCATACGCCGTCCATCGCGTCGCGCAAGTGATCTACCTGCAAGTGTTGATATCGAGCTGTCGTCTTGGCATCCACATGTCCCAGCATGTCCGCAAGCAACCGATCGCGCACACCAGCGGCCGCGGCCTCCGTGGCACCGCTATGCCGAAAAGTGTATGGCACGATCGACTCACCGCGATCATCTCGCCTGATGCCAAGCCGACAACGCAGCCGGCGAAAGCGGCAACGTACTGCGTTCGGCGTCCACGCCGCCTTTCGCTCCGTCTTGAAGATGAAGCCGCGCTTCGTCTTCGAGCGATCGTATAGCCGCAAGAGCAAACGTCGAAACCGCGGCGACAAGATAATGATGCGCGGCCGTTCTGAGTCCTTGCGCATCGACCTACATTTGTATTCGAAATACACGAGCGACACGCGTCCCGTTTGAAGGGCCTTTCGGAGCGTCAACGAAGCAGAGTCTGGTTTGAGATGTTCCCATTTCGCGCGTCGAAGCTCGGCAGGCCTCGCCATGGTTTCGCGGTATCCGATCAACAACTCGCGAAGGTCTGGCTTGACGGATCGAATGAGTTTTGCGATTTCTGTCCGAGACATGATGCGCCGACGGTACCCTTTCGGCGGATGCTTCACATGGGTAAGCTGGTTAGTATCAATCAAGCCCGCTTCCGGGTGAGCCCCAATGAAAAGGCGCTTCACCGCCTGGCACTGATGCCAAGTCTTAGCCCAACGTGTAAGCATTGCTGGTGTGACTTTGCTCACCAGCGGATTGCGAAACCGCTTCTCGAAGCGATCGAGGTAGTGGCGATAGCCGTCGACGCTGCTTTGACTCAGCGCCTCCTTGGCCCATGCAAGGAATTTTTTCTTCAAATCGGAGAATTTATTGTTCACAACGAGTAACCTTTCTATGGTTAAACGTGCCTCCCCGCTGACTGGGTCGCGGTTCGGTGGACGCTTAAGAACGCGAAAGAAACGGCTACTTGCACAGTGTTTTTCCTTATAAATCGATGAGTAAATAAGAGACCACTCTCTTCGGGACCAAGAGGTCGCTGGTTCGAATCCAGTCACCCCGACTGCCCGGCAGTCGGCTGTGCAAGGCTATACTGCTTGGCTTCTCTAGGGGCCGGTGTGTCGGTGAGGTTGAGATCCTCACTGATGCCCGGCCCACTTTTTTTGGTTGATGTTGGTGGAAAGATACTTACAATTGCATCGACTAGCTCGATGCCACCCTTGAATGTTTCGTTGACTTGCACCTTCGAAACGTCGATCCAAGTGGTCTCACGCAAATCCTATCTCACGCCGGCCCGTTGCCGGTGAGGGTTGCGAGCGAGACGCGGCGCAGCGGTCCCGGCGAGGCGCCGCCATGCCTGCTGTTACTCTGCCCATTCATTCTGCCAAATCCAAACTCCTGAAATCTCCACCCCCCGACATGACCGGCTACCCGGGAAGCAAAGCCGCTTCTGGCGTTGCTGAGCGCATTATCCGCGAGATGCCGCCGCACGAAATCTACATCGAGGCCTTCGCCGGCTATGCTGCCGTGTTTCGCAAAAAGCGGCGCGCCGCGCGTTCGCTCCTGCTCGATGCCGATCCCAACACCTGCGAACATCTGCGATCGTACATCGTCAGCCGTGGCGAGGAAGGATCCGTGGAGGTCCTCCACGACGACGCCGTCGCCCGGCTACCGACACTTCCAGCGGCGCAGGACTCCACCACCCTCGTCTACTTCGACCCGCCGTACATGCGCGAGGTCCGGACGCGCTTGCTCTATGATGCCGAGTTCGAGGAGCCTGAATCGCATGAAATCCTCCTCAAACTTGCGCTCTCGCTGCCCTGCATGGTGATGATCAGCGGTTACATGACGCAGCTTTACGCCAAGCGTCTGAAGCGTTGGCGCCTGGTGAAGATCCCGGCCATGACGCGCGGAGGCGTGCGAACGGAGTGCCTATGGTGTAACTTCTCGCCGCCCACGATCCTGCACGATCCTTGCTGGGCAGGCGCAAACTTTCGCGAAAGAGAACGCATCAAACGCCGCCAGAAGCGATGGACGGCCAAATTTCTCAAGATGCCGAGCACCGAACGCCAGGCGATCGCCGCGGCGTTGATCCAGGCCGATCGCACCACGGTCGAAGCGGCGATGGCAGCTGGCATCGCAGATCTTACCGGTGCAGCCGACGGTGCATGAGAGGGCAATGGTCATGAGCCAAGTCATCGCATTCCGGGCAACCCGAGCCGAGGCGGCCGCGATCAAGGAAGTGTTGAAACACTTCCAGTTCCGCTCCAAGAGCGAGATCCTCGCCGCCGGCCTGGTCCATCTGCTGATTGCCTGCCATTCAAGGCCGGCCCTGGTCAACAAGGTCGAAAAAGAACGCCAGCGCGCGAACGCTCGCCGCGGCAAACGCAAGCCAAAGAAAAACTGATCGCCCTCAACCCTCAGGAGTCTCGCATGATTATGCCAACCGTGGGCCGCTCAATCTGGTATTACCCGCCAGGACGCTTGCCGTACGACCAACCCCATGCCGCCATCATCACGCACGTATTCAGCAATCGCATGGTGAACCTGGCAATCTTCCACCGAAACGGAAACCCGTTTGTGGATCCGCCAACGTCGATCGCGCTGGTGCAAGAAGGCGACAGCACGCCGCCGGCGAGCCAAGGCTATTGCACCTGGATGCCGTACCAAATCGAGAAAGCCGAGGCTCGCAAAGCCGAGGCGGCCGCAACTTAGCGATGCGCGCGGGGCAGAATAACCTGCCTCGCGCAAGAGACGCGCCGGCTGGCTGGGAAACGCGACATGCAAATGTCACGGGTACAGCCGGCGCGGAGAAACAAACCGCGCGAAGGCGCGTCGAAACCATAATTTTCGCCCCATCACCAAGGAGGTTCTGAATGTACAAGTTCTTGTCAGCCGCAATTGTTCTTGCCCTGCTCTGGGGCACATACGCGGAAGCCGGCCTACGCCAGCGAATCCGTGAAAGGAGGGATAGCCGCCGCGGCGGATGTTCCTCGCAGGTCCAACCATGCAACGCCGGCGGCGGCTCTTGTGCCGTGCGCTAACCCGCCAACCTTTGCCCGCGGCCGAGACAGCCGGCCGCGGGCGTTTTCTTTCATACCCCATTTTCCTGAGGAGCTACGATGTCACCCATTCTGCCAAGCCAGTTCGAGCCGTCGTTCGATACTTTCGTCGAACATCTGCAATACCTCGATCGCACCTATGGAACGTTCAACGTGGAAATGACGTTCGACCAAGTCGCCACGCTCATCAGCCAAGGCCAGCTTGCCTTGAGACACCCTCGAAACACCGGATCAACTGCGCAAATGCTCCGCCAGATTCTGGATGCCTGGATCGCGAAGCTCGACGAAGTCTCGCCCGGCATCGGCGATCAATTCAAGGCTGGTTTCGATTCTCGCTTCGACTGCCAAACGGGGACGTAGCAATGGACCTTCGAAAACGCCGCAAACACAGTGTGGAAAAGCTGCCAGTCGGATCGGTTCGCACTCGCCAGAACAAGCGACCGGACGGCACGCGTTTCAAAGTTCGTGTCATCAAGATTTCACAGAGGGGCCGCGGCGATCAAAAATGGATCGGCTACGCTCGATGGCTTTGGGAGCGTGCGCATGGCCCAGTTCCAAAAGGGAATCGCGTGTTGCATCGCGATGGCAATACGATGAACGACGACTTATCGAATCTCATACTGGGCACCGCCGCCGACGTCGTCTATCTGTTTTGCCATGCGGACCCCGCAAAGTCGGAAGAGAATCGCCGGCGATGCTCCGCCGCCACGTCAGACTTCAATCGCGAACGTGCTGAAGTGCGAAGGCTCACTGAAATCCTGCCGAGCCAATGGTACGCGGTCGATTTGCTGGCAAAGAGCATCTTCAATGAGCCGCGCAGAAGCCGCCATTTGCTAATGGGGATTCCTTGCGTCAACGGACGCGGTTGGCTCGGATGGGCGCTCGGCTGGCCGGATCACACCGATCTTCACGCGACCATTCTTGCATCCCTGGCCGGAAGTGGATCTTTGGCCTTGCCCGAAATCCTTCAAGCGAGCGACGCGATTCTGACGAAGTACGGATTGCGCTCACCTCAAACCTTGCGTGCATTCTATTGTGCCCTGTCCGGCCTCGCCAAAGCAGGAGATGTCGGCCGGATCGTTCGAGGAACCTACTGCATTTCGGACCAAGCCCTTGGAACTCGAAAAACACCTTGGCCCTACGTGCCTGTTCGGGGATTTGAATTGCTCGAAAATCCTGCCTATGCCGGCTTCAATCTGGCATCGCCAAACCTGGCGGCATCGTCCCAAAAAGCGATGGTGGACGGAATTACTGATTGACTCCGAAATTCAGTCGGCTAATATCAACTCCGACAAGTTGAGGTCAACTTAGGCCGCGGTCTTGCACCCGCCGCCAAAGTGCCAATCGCAACTCCTATCTCACATTGGCATGGTGCCGATGAAGGACTGTGCGACAAAGGCAAGGCCGGCTTGATCCACGAAAGGGAAGCCCATGCGCTTCACCAAATACAGGGAGCTTCGCGCGTTGCGAAGCTCGCATCGTTTCTATCCCGCCAAACACGTCAACCCAAAGAGCAAGGTCCAATCGCCGCGTAAGCCGCGCAAGTCTCGACCGGCCGGAACCGCCAGGAAAGGCGGTGCAGTATGATGAGCTGGCACGACACCCGAGAACCTGAAGCCCTATTACGCCATCCGCTCGTGACGGCCGTCCAAAAAACCATTTCGACCGCACGGCCGTTTCTCACCCGGATCCTCGCCTCTAAACTCCGCGTCAACGCCATCTTCGTCAAACAAGTCCGCGACGAGCTCGACACGCTCTGCCATCGTTTCGAATGCGATGGATTAGAGGAATACGAGTTGGCTTATCTTCCTTGCTTCGATGCGCTCGCACTGCTGAACGAAGCGCTCGCGTGCCGGCCCGTCGATCTCGGGCTCTGCCAGCAAGCATTGGAGCGTCTCGAAGCGCTTGAGCGACTCTTGGCCACCGGCGCCATCTGACCAACCACTTCCAAACGATTTCAATTCACATACGGGACGTGCGCGAGCGCGTCCCGTCAGGAGAAAAAACAATGTCGTCAAAACAACTCACGCCCAAGGTGTGTCCCGAGCAGGCGCGCGAGCTGATCATGGAATGGTTGATCCCGCTGACGGAGAACGGCACGATGGATGAACTACAGAAGGCCTTCGTCGCCGAGCTGGTCCCCTACGCCGCGGCCGCCGCCGAGCGAGCGCTTGCTCGCAATCTGCTCAAACCCGATCCCGTCTTGACGCTTGCCAGGTTTCAGACCTTCCTCAAACGCGTTCATTCGACTCTGGAGGGAGTGCTGCTCAATCCGGACATGGTCGCAGTGGCCCAGGATTCCGAGGCGGATCTCTACCAGGTCATCATCGAGACCGCGGACTGGATCAAGTTTCTCGACACCGACCCTTTGACGCCGATCGGCGTCGCCGCGAAAGAAGGTGGCCTTTGAAAGACCGCATCGCCAACAAAACGCGTCGCTCGCGCAAAGCCATCGATGACCTCGCCCGGCTGCTCGACGAAGACTCGCGCCGATTGCCCGGCGACGAACTTAGCAAGCGGCTCCAATTTCGACTTGCGCGCGTGGAGTTGCTCGTCAAGCTGCTCGCGCAACTCCATTCAGAAAGACATCGATCAGGCCTAAGAAAGAAGCCCCGGTCCTAAACAAAAAACAACTAGTGTACAAACGATTCAACCAAAACCGCCGTCGCATGATGGCAGGGAGGCTGTTGCCATATGAATAATAAAAACGACTATTCTTCTTCTTCTTTTTCCTCTGGAGGACAATGGCGTCGAACGACACGTTCACACCCATGTCCGATTTGTAGCCGATTTGGCGACTGCTCTTTTTCTCCTGACGGCGCTGTCATAGGTTGCCGCAAGCTTGAACTAGGCGCTTTCAAATCCGAGCCGGATAAGAACGGCCGAACGATTTTCTTTCACCGCCTCGACGAAGTCCGCGGCGGTGCATCGCTACCGCCGCCGGTTCCAGCTGCTAACGTCCTTCTTGCCGATGCATCTATTTTGCACGCTGTTTACGCCGCCATGCTTGCGAATCTCACGCTTTCCGCAGCACATCGAGCCAACCTCCAAAACCGCGGCCTCAACGATTCCGAAATTGATCACCGCGGCTACCGCACGCTGCCCAAGGAAGGCCGTGCCCGGTTAGCGCGCGACCTGCACGATCGGTTCGGCGACGACATCATGCAGGTGCCAGGTCTATGCCGAAAGGACGGCGATCGCGGCCGGTTCCTGTCGATCGCCGGCGCCTGCGGTCTGTTGATTCCAGTGCGCGATCTGACCGAACGAATCATTGCTCTCCGGATCCGCAAAGACGAAGGCGAGCCGCGCTACTCCTGGCTCTCCAGTGTTAAGTATGCCGGTGCAGGCCCGAGCGCACCGGCCCATGTCCCCAAGGGAATCGGCGCGCCTGCGAAAATCGTGCGGCTGACCGAAGGCGAGCTGAAAGCCGACGTCGCATTTTCCTGGAGTACTTTGCCGACGATCTCCGTCGCCGGCGTCGGCGTGTGGCGGCCGGCCGTCAAAATCCTCCAGGCGCTCGGCTGTGAAACCGTCCGCCTGGCCTTCGACGGCGATTCGCGGAGCAACAAAGACGTGGCCCGCGCGCTCGATACTTGCGCGAGCGGTCTGATCGCTGAAGGTTTTGCAGTTGAACTGGAGCGCTGGGACGAACGCTTCAAAGGAATTGATGACGCGCTCAGTGCCGGCGGCGCCGTCGAAGTCGTCGAGGCTGCAGCGGCTCGTCAGGCGATCGCCGCGATCGTGACGGCCGCCACTGGCGACGTCGAGCCGCTGGTCAACCGCGGCGAGGCGTGGGAAGGCGAGCATGAATTGCTCGAGCCGGAGGAGGAGTATCGCGACGAATGGAAACCGTTCCCCGTCCATGCCCTGCCCTTGATCGTGCGCGAATACGTCTGGGCAATGAGCGAGTCGATCGAGATCGATCCCGCCGCGATGGCGCTCTTCAGCCTGGTCGCGATCGCCGGCTCGATCGGAAACTCTCGAGTTATTCGATTGACGGGTACCTGGCGCGAGCCGGCAAACATGTTCGGTTGTCTGATCGCGGATCCTTCCTCGCGCAAGTCGGTGGCGCTGGAGTTTGCGTCCGAGCCGGTGCGCAAGTGGAACCGCGAGAGGCTTGCCGATCATCGCGTCGCCATGACGCAATACGAAGCGGATTACAGTCTTTGGTGCGCGGTCAACGGCAAAGACGAAAACGCAGAGACCAAGCTCGGCGGCATCACCCGCCGGCCGACGATTCCTACCAAGCGGCGCGTCATCGTCGATGACATCACTGTCGAGACATTCATTCGAGAACTCTCGAACAATCCGCGCGGCCTTTTTGTGCCGGCCGACGAACTGCGCGCCTGGTTCAGTTCGTTCGGCAAATACGCAAAGAGCGGTGCTGGCTCCGACGAATGCTTCTGGCTTCGCGTGTTCAACGGCCGCGAGTATGACTACGATCGCAAGACTGGCGACAAAACCTCGATCCATCTGAACTATTTGACCGGCAGCGTTTGCGGCGGCGTCCAGCCGGACATCTGGCGGTCGATGGCGTGCCAGGCAATGTACGACAGCGGCATGATGGGCCGCATTCTTTTGTGCTATCCCCCCAAGCGGCTCGGCTCTTTCTCGACCTATGATCCACCCGCGGAGATCGTCGGGCTTTACGACGCGCTTCTTACCGCGATTCTAAAGCTCGACGCTGAACCCGCGATGCAAGCCGATTGGGTACCCAGGCAAATGTATCTCACCCCCGATGCACTCGACCTTTGGGCCTCTTGGTGCAAGGCCTCGCGCAAACAACAATTCGACGCCGATGGCGAACTCGCCTCCATGATCGGGAAAATGGAAGCGTACTGTGCCCGCTTCGCGCTCTGCTTCGCGGTTTGCGACATGGTCATGGGCTCGATCGCCGGCGACATCGTCGAGAAGGAACACGTCCAATCGGCCATCGTCCTGGCGGATTGGTTCCAGGCCGAGGCCGAACGCGTTTACGCATTCCAGAAGATGGAGCAAGGCGAAGTCGAGCTATCCAAGATCACCCAGAAGATCCGCGAAAAGGGCGGCTCGATCACGCCGCGGGAATTGTGGATGGGGCATCGGTCGAAGTGGAAAACCACGAAGCATGCCAAATTCGCACTCGAAAAACTGGTCGAAAAAACAATGGTCACCGTCGATCGGCGGGGGCGGTATTACCTCGTTGGGCATCAATCTCCTGCGAAGACAGGGGGTACATAGCCAACTTGCACGCCGTCGCGCCAGTGCGCCAGGCGCGCGAGATTGGGTGATTTCTCGCGCTCTCGCGCGACTAAAACCGGAAAAATGTCACAGATATAGGGCCTCGCGCGCTGAAAAAACAGCGTTTTTTCGACGCAACCTTTTGAGCCATTTTGCGTTGGCTAAATTTGTCGCGCCAGGCGCGCGAGGAAAGCTGGATCCCTCAATTATGAGAAAATCAACCGTTTTCTTTAATCATGGCGCGCCTGGCGCACTGGCGCGCTGGTGTGCAGCCAAGACAAAAAGAAATGTCTCGTTCCATTCAAAATCGAAAGGAAAACCCATGCCGGAAAGAAGTGTAGCCAACGAACTGCGTCGGCTTGCGAACCACCTCGACGAATCGGGACCCATTGCCATCAATGCCGAAGATTGGAGGCCTCAAATTCTTCATGCCGCCAAAAGGCTTGGTTCTGTCACGGCGCGGGAAATTTGGATGAGCCGCCGTCAAGAATGGGGCAACATCGCCAATGCCAGAAAAGCCCTGGAATTGCTCCAAAGTGAGGGGTTGCTGACCAAGGGTAAGCGAAACCGTTTCTTCCTCGTTTCGAGCGATGAAACTATGCCATGCCAAAAACCAGTTCAAATTCAAATCGGTGAGGCGTTTGGCCACGCCGATTATTTCCATGCAAGCTAGGCCGACAAGGAACCATCCGCCGACGAAAGTGAGCGCCGTCGTATGAGCAAACCGAAATTCGATCGAGTCTGGTTCTGGCGATCGCGATTGCCTGAGCGCAAGGGCCAACCTTGCAGGATCATCGCCCGGGGCACGATGAATTCATGCTTGGTGGAATTCCGCGACGGCTTCAAAGTCGTCACTTCTCGATTCGCTGTGAGGAAGTCATGAGCCGCGGGAAAGGGATCAAGGCCTGCAAATGCTACTGCCGAGCGTGTCAGCGCACATTCCTAGCGTCGCGCGAGGATGCGCAGACATGCTCGCCACGATGCCGCAAGCGATGGAATCGCCTGATGGGAGGAAGTAAGTCCAAACCCGTCACACCTATAGCCGTCGCGAGCGACGAGGAAAAGAAAAGCTCCAACTAGGTCGCCCGGCTTAAGTGTGACTAAAGTCTAAGGGGAAACCATGGCTAGGAAATCGAGTCCCAGAGCGGTCAAAGCGCTCGCTGAAAAAGCAAAGGAAGCGTGTGGCCTCCTCACTCTCGTGAAGTCGCTCTGCAATCGAGCCGACAAATTGACCCAAGCCGAACAGGACGTGTTAGAAAATGCGATCCGAAACGCTAATTCTTTGCTCAGCAATGCGCAGCTCGAATTCTGGGATGCTGCCGAAAAATTCAAAGAAACTGAGACAGCCGTTCGCCCTGCAAACGGCAAACGCCTTTTCTAAGGAGTCTTTAAGAAAATGGAAACAAGAATCTACGCCGAAGCCGAGCTGCAAGCCGTCCTTCGTCGCATCACGTTTGCAAACAGCGCACTCGATCTGAAGTGGAAATTCGAGTGGGCGGAATACTACCTCGATCCCAAAGGGCCATTGCCGTCGACGGCAAGCGTCGCCAAATACGGGTGGCTTCTCTGGGTGACGTTCGAGCGGCCTGACACCATCACCGGCGACGTCGGTATCGGCCGAGGGCGCGAGGAAATCATTTGGCTCGGCACGCCGCTTTCCGGCGTCGTGAAAACCGCCTGGCTGCTGATCGACCTGGTCGTGCGCCACGAGCTGATGGAGGGCTTCCGATTCGACAACGCCCGCATCTTCAACCCGCATAACAGCGTCCTGGATCTCGCCAAGCTCCAGGACCTGCACGAAGGGAGGCTCTCATGAATCCGCTCCCCGAAATTTACCAACGGCTGATCGGATCCAGCATCGACGCAAACGGCGTGTACCCTCACCATTGCCTTTGGCGCAAGAACGGCAAGCTATCGATGGCCGCTCTCGCGCTTCCCTGCCCACGTCAGGTTTTGGCTACTGTGGTGCTGACGATGATTCAGGAGTTGCCGGACGAATTGATATACGGCCTCGATCGATTCTGCCTGCCCGGCCAAGGGACAACGCTTCGCGATTGCATTGCCGGCGCTCACTACTGCGGGGACAAATGGCGGCCGTTCGTGATCGAATACCAGCACGAACCCCGCATCGTCAAGCCGATCGCGTGGGACAATGAGTTTTGGAATTGCTCCGTTGGCCATGACATCGAGGTATTGAGCTGGCAGCGTCGGACGCTGCGATGCCGGATCCCGCCGGCCACTTTCGCGCACGAAAAAAGCCAGCGGTTAAGCTGGCTTTCCGTTCGCTGTGACCCCGCTGCAATCAAGGCCTCTCAAGTAGGCCAAGGTTTTGCAAAAGCGAAATGGATTGGTTTAGAAACGTCGCGACCGCCATGAGCACGAAGAAAACAATCAGCAGCCACGCCACAATCGAATTGGTTTGCGACTTTTTCTTAATTTCTGCCACGATGTCCCTCGGCTCTTTCGCTTCGGCGTCCAGTTGGTCCAACTCCCGTGCCATCGAGAGGACCGAAGCGGAAATCCGCAATTGCCGGTATCCTGCAAATGGCCCTCCGGCTTTCGCGAATGCGCTTTCTTCCTTCTCCGTGGCGCCGAGCTCTGCCATGACTCTAAGCATCACATTGTAAGCGGCATCGTCCGGCAGCTCCAGCCCGGCTTCACGCAGCGTCTTGATCATATCCGAACCGAGGTTTGTGTGGCCTTCGCCAAACAGCTTGGCGAGGATACGAATGCACTGCTGCTCATGCGCAGAGAGGTTAGGATCGATCACGGTGGTATGCCCTTGGTGAGAAGGCCGGCCGCCGCGTGAGCTTCTCACGACTCAACACGGCCGCCGGCCAAAGGTTCCAGTGGTTCTATCGCCGCGTATGAAAAAAGCCAGCGGCTAAGCTGGCTGATTCGTTAACGACATCTCCTACTGCGGTTCAAATAACGAAGTGCGGCGAGACCTTTGCCCGGATGATCTTGAGCAAGTTGCTGATGTAAGGAAGCGTCGGCTGTGCATGATTCGCTTGGGCCATCCAGGAACGAACCATATGTTCGAAATCTTCCATGGTGCCATGATCCAACCGTTGCACCCCTCCATCATGGACCGCGAATTTTAGGCCCCAGGTTTCTGTGTCATAGAAGGAAAGCCGATACCCCTTGGTGCTTATGTACTCCAAAAACTGATCGGCTATTTCGTCCGGCGTTTTGATAGGCTTTTTCGCCATGATTCTTTCCCTCCGTACTGGCGGTTACTTACCGCTGACGCTTGCGAAATCCACGACGGGATCCTGAAAAAGCACCAATCGAAATGTAACGCGAATGATGGTCGCGCCAACGCCGGGGCCGCTTCGCCAGTGCATGTTGAATGACTCTGTTGACCGCGAATCCTCGACGCCAGGTCCAAGAATTTTTTCAACATCCTTCAGCGTGAGAGAAGCGTTGATCTTCTTATAGTTTTCCCGCGTTACCCGAGCATTCGCAATCACGGGCGCCTTTTTCTCGACTGGCGTTGGATTGCTCGCGATTTCTTTCTTCAAAGCCAAAAGTTGCTTCGTCGCTGCAAGTTCTCCGGTCTTAGCATTGGCAAGCTGCGTTTCCAAGGTTGCCAATTTTAGGTTGGCCGCGGTTACTTTCGTGGCGGCGATCGCCAGCTTTCCCTCCAATTCGGCTTTTTCGCTCTGCGAACGTTCCGACAACGTCGCGTAATCTGACTTGAATTGCATCAACTGCCTTTCGATCGCAAGGCGATCGTCGTTTGCTCGATCAATGAGAAACCATGCTACGATCGCAACGAGGCAAGTCGCGCCGACGACACACAGCACGGCGAGCCCGGCTATCAACCCGATCATCTTTTGTGTGAAAAAGGAAGGTGTGGAAGGATTGGGGTCTTTCATGGCGACCTTGCGAAAAGGGTTAATTCATTTCTTCTTCGACGCCTTTTTCTTCGTCGCCGCCTTGGCTTCCTTCGTCCTGGCCCGATCATACGCCAGGACGCCTTCTTCATTTGTCGGCCGGCCAGGGCGCCGTTTATCCTCGATCTCGCCAAACTCGCAATTCTCAAAAACTGCGGTATGCACGCCAAGAGCGCGACACAGCTTTACGACTGATGAAAAGTCCGGCTGACGTTCGCCTGACTCCCACTTCGCAAGGCCCTGCTGAGATGCACCTGCCTTCTCGGCAAGTTGCTTCTGAGACCATCCCTTCGCGAGACGTAGCTCACGAAGCTTCTCCGCAAACAACATGTCAATCCCTCAACAACGAATGGCGTACTCCGAATGAAGTAATGCTACCCGCCGAATTGACGCAAGTCAATGTCCTGTAGAGGCCAATCGAGATAATAAAAAAACCCTCAAGAAAACAATCCAAATGGAGTTGACAATCACTTCGTTTGGAGTATATATTAATAGCGTAAGGAACAAACGACACACGCAAACGAAAGGGCCGAACGATGAACACGACACGCAACGCTTTCAACTTCAAGGACTATTGCAGCATGGTGACATTCGTCACGAGCGCGGCATTCGTCAGCATCGCTTGTCCGGCGCTGTACGTCCTCATCGCGTTTGCCGTTGGCTTCGTCAGCGTCGGCGCAGCCGCTTACCTCGCTGTCCGCGAGTAACGTCCCTGACTCATTCGCCCACACAACATTCGCACTCCCGAAGGAACGCAGGCCATGAACGAAACTTTTCAAGCGAAACGAATCGAGACCGAGCAAGCGAAACGGCGCGAAATCGAGATGTGCCGAAAGAAGCTGGCAACCGAGCGCCTCGACGCCTGGTGGCGCGGGTACCTGGAAGGCAACATCCGCCGCCTGGAGCGCGAGATCGAAGAGGATGCGAAGTCATGACCCCATGCAATCGCCGAGTTGTCCGAGTCACGAGCGAGATCCACGGCCCGAGCCGCAAGCCGTTCGTCATCCGCATTAACGAGGGCGGCAAAACGGTCAGCATCAAAATCAAGGGAAGGCGCACCTGGTTTACTGTGACGATTCGGCAACTGTGGACGATGGGTGCCTGGAACCGAGCCGCCGAGATCAAGGCCGAACGCAAAGCGAAGAGAAAGGCGAAGTCATGAGTGAATCCGCTGAACGCGACGCCGTTGTCGCGCAACTGATTCGAGCCGCGGACCTGGAAATAGCCCGCGTGCTTCAGCGATTTGGAGCGGTTGGCGGTCTGTTCGCGGCGCGAGTGGCGCTGAAGCAGGCCCTGACTTTAATTGCCCCGGCCCCGGAGGTGAAGGGTGACGAAGCTCCGAAGTGAACAGCCCGAACGATCCTACCCAAACCGATCGCCCCAAGGAGAACGCATCATGTTGCAACTGGCCCTGAACTGGCTTCGACGTAGTTTCCGAGACGCTTGCGTTGGCGGCGTGCAAGACGCCCTGGACGAGCTCGACGGCAAGCCGCCCCAGGCCGACGCCGGCGGCCTGCGCGAACGCATTGCCGCCCTGACCTCGAAGGCCCACACCGACACTTCCGGCGAGGATGCCGACGGCGAGAAGCTCAAGGCCGGCCGTAATGGCCGCGCGAACCGACAAACCAGCGTGAATTGAACCGTCCCATTCCGTCCGATTGCGAGCATCCAATGAGTGAACAAGAAAAGGCGATGCGCGTTTGCATTACTGCGACGCAGCGAGTCCACTTCAAGCGTTATGCCTACATGACGCCGGCGCAATGGGCCGTGTTCAAGCTGATTTCGCGTGAGGCCCACATGCAAAAGGATCTGCGGTCGCCTGATCGCAATAGCTGGCTCGATTACGTCAACGACTTCGAGCGTGCCGAGGACGTGGACGGCTTCACCGCGATCGTCGTCGACGAGGACGGCGAGCCGGTCGAGCCACGAGATGAGTACACCGGCAAGAAGGCCGATGCCAGATGAGGAAGGAACCTCACCCCGAATGCCGGCTCGGTTGCCCCTTGCACCCCAATCAGCGCTTTGGGCCTCATGCTGACGAGCATGGGGAGGGTAACACCGAGCCAGCGGCCCCCGCTGTGCACAGCGGGGGCTTTTTTTCTTTTGGAGAAAGCCATGGACAACGATGAAAAGTGGAGGCGATATCGAAAGCAGGCCCGAATGATGGCCGCGATGGTGGACGTAGCGTTCGCCGAAGAGAGTTTTCAGCGCGCGTCCGGCCGTTGCATCTGCGAACATTGCGGCCTTGAGTATTTGGATCATCCGGCCGTCGTCGATGAAATTCTGCACCTGTTATGCGATGGCCGATTCGTGAAGCTATGACTTTTCTTGCTTCCACATCAGCGATTTGACCCTATGCCAAAGAAAAAGAAACTCACGGATGACGAAAAACTACGCCGCCGAGCTGCGCGCAAGGCCGAACGGATCAACAAGCGTCTGAAGGATGACGTAGGCCCACTGTTCGAGCGAGAGATCCCAAAGGAAGAGTTCACTAACGCGAGCGATCAATACTGGGTGTCTCGACGCATGTGGGCAGAAGGCAAGGGGGAAGGTTTTGCCGAACTTGACCGTTTCGATCGTCAGATGAATCTGTGGCTTGTCCGTTGCATAGCCAGAAAGCATATGTCGCCGTCCGACTTCGGTGTCTGCGATGCCCAACGATGGACGGGAGACATCATGAAGTTTTGGCGGGACGTGCTTACCGGGCAAAAGCGAATGCCAATCGGTTGGAACATTCAGAGCCACGGATGGACGCCATGCTTTCGAGACAAATCCAAAGTCGTCTGTTGCGAGCATGGCTGCCGAAGTTGCGAAAGCGTGCTGATTTGTTATGTCGAGAAAACCACGATGACAGTTGCGCTCGAATGGCCGGCAGCCGACTTCAAAGCTCCGTTGACGCTGGAGGAATACGACTCGCTCACAACGATACCAAGGCCAGACGAACTCGAAAGCGGTTTGGCGTTGGCGGCTGAAATCGACAGAATACTACATCGAATCATGGCGTGAAAGCGCTGTACCGATAGATATGTACGCCAGCGGGCAAGAGTGTGCAGAGAAATGGCCGAATTGATACCAATTCGGCCATTCGTCATTCGGACAACCTTCCCCAGGTGCAAAGGCCCTCTTTGGGGAGAGGGGCTTGCACCTCCTGAGAACGAGAACGCGAAACCAACTCCGCGCCGCCCATGACGCTCGCAACAACGAGTGTCGCTGCAAGGAAGTAAACAAGCGCGAACCTGACGCATTTGTCCCAATATGCGAGGTAAACGACGACGGCCGTTAGAAGGACAGCCGGCCATGCCATCAGTGCAATGCCAAGCCAAAACAAATCGACGTGAATCGTCATCTCGATACCCTCTTGTTAGCCTTGGAAAACCGCGCTTTTCTATGAAAAAGCGCGGTTTTCTCAGTTATAGCAGATCAACAGCTTTCTTCTTGTCGGTCGTGTCCACGTGTGTGTAAATTTCCGTGGTTGCCACGGAGGCATGCCCGAGCAACTCCTGAATGGTGCGCAGGTTAGCGCCTCGCTTAAGTAATGTCGTTGCGAACGTGTGACGTAGTGTATGCGGCTTCAGCTTCTTGATGAGACTCGCCTTTGCGCCGAGCATTGCGAATCGCTCTTGTACCCTGCGCACACTCAGCTTGCGACCGCCAGGCCCGGGGAACAAATAGCCTGAGCGGCGATCGCCAATCCATTCACGCAATACGATAAGCAGCCGGCCGCCAATGGAGACGTTGCGGTCTTTGCAGCCCTTGCCTTGCTTAATCCCCAATTCAGGCGTTGTCAGATCCACATCCTCGATTCTCTGGTTGCACAATTCCGAAACGCGCAGGCCGGCGAGTAAGCTGGTTTCGATCATGACGAAGTCGCGCCACGTCGTTATGCACTTCGCAGGCGTGCGCGCAGCTTCTGCCTCTGCTCTCGCTACTTCGAGCAAGACATCAAGATCTGAAGTGGACAAGGTATTCGGAAGCGTTTTTCGCTTTTTCTTTTTGCGTTCCATGCAAAAGCCTAGCACTGCGCTTGCAGCCAAAAAAAGCTGCTACACTTCCAGCGACCGCCCGAAGCGACCTAATGAATTGATCCTGAAGGTGAGACCCATGGCAAAATTGAAACGAACCAATCGCGAGTTATGCGCCCTGTACTGGAGCGCTGGTGTGCTAAACGAAATCGACGTGCCCCTTGGCAACACGAAGATAG